ATTCTCTATCGGGTTCTCGGAAGTGGAAAGCCCCACCGAAGGCCGCCGGATGCGCGCCACCCTATCGCGCAGCGGAGTCAGTCGGGAATACTTTTCAAAGCTCATCCCGTCCGGTAACGGAAAGATGAGCGCGGCGGATCTCGACGCGAGTGGTTCATCCCGAGCAATGCGCTATCTGCTGCTCAAGATATTCAACATCGCGGTCGGCATCGACAAGGACGAGAAGAAGCCTTTCGAAGATGGCAAGCGACCGGGCGTACTCGATGAGCGCGAGCACCTGACGCACCTTGAGAACATCCGCAACGCTGGCAACGGCGAGGAGCTGCGCAAGCTATATATGGCCGCGCAGACAGCCGCAGACGCTGCCGGCGATACCAAGAGCACAATCACCTTTGCGGACGCGAAGAACAAGCGCTACCGCGAACTGCAATCGGAAGGAAGGATCTAACGTGAGATTGAAACAGGAAGCACCCGCAGAAACTCCACTCTTTACCAGCGCATCGACCGAACTGGCAACCATCACAACCCTGCAAACCATCGTGCCGGTGGAGTTCTTTAAGGCCGGCGGATCGAACGACATTCTTACCAACTTGGAAAATGAGGTTCGCGCACAGGCCGCAAAGTTGGACATCAGCACCAAGGCTGGCCGCGATGCAATCGCCTCGCTCGCCTACAGGGTCGCGTGTTCGAAGAAGCCCCTGGAGAACCTGCGCAAGGGCCTTACGGAGGATATCCGCAAGCAGAAAGAGGCAATTGACGCCGAGGGGCGCAAGGCGGATGAGCGCATTGAAGCACTCAAGATCGAAGTGCGCAAGCCTTTGACCGACTGGGAGAACGCAGAGAAAGAGAGGGTTGCTGCGCATGAGCAGGAATTGCAAGAGATCGCGAACGCAGGTCCTTACACGCTGACGAACTGGTCAGTTTTGAGCGTGGAAGCTATGCGCGACCGGCTGCGGGAGATTGAAACCGATCCTCGCGACTGGCAGGAATTCGCAACTCGCGCAGCACAGACCAAAGCCTACGCCAAAGCGCAGATTTTGCAAGCTGTCGAAGCGAAAGAAGCTCACGAGGCAGCACGGATTGAGCTTGAACGCCTCCGCGCCGAAGCCGCAGAGCGCGCCATTAAGGAGCGCGAGGAAGCCGCAGCCAAAGCGGCCAAGGAGGCCGCAGAGCGCCGCGCAGAGGAGCAAGCCCGCATTGCCCGCGAAGCTGCCGAGCGTGAACGCCAGCGCGTCGAGAACGAGCGCGCAGAGGCTGAGGCGAGGGCAAAGCAAGCCGAAGCGGAGAAGATTGCCGCGGAATTACGCGCAGAAGCATTGCGCCTAGCAGAGGCCGAATCCTATCAGGCGCAATTGGCAAAGGAGCGCCGCGAAGCAGAGGAAGCGGAAGAGCGCGCGCAACAAGCTCTACGGGATGCTGAGGCGCGGCGCGTAGCTGAGGCCGAAGCGGCAGAACTTGCAGCCAGCGCAGCAGTAGCAAAGGCCGAGCGTGAACGCCAGCGCGTCGAGAACGAGCGCATTGAGGCCGAGGCGCGGGCGAAGCAGGCCGAAGCAGAGAGGATCGCCGCAGAGGAACGAGCTGTGCGGGAACTGAAGGAAGCGGAAGGGCGGCGCATCCGCGAGGCACAAGAGGCCGAGGCGCGGCGCAAGCTGGACGCTGAGGCCGCAGAGCGTCGGCGCATTGCCGATGAGTTGGCTGCGGTTGCGCGGCTTGCGGAAGCCCAGGCGGAAGCAAAGCGTGTTGCCGAGCAAGCGGAGGCGCGCAGGATCGCCGAGGCTGAAGCGGCAGAACTGGCACAGCAGAGGGCTTTGAAGGCAGCCGAGATTGAGCGCATCGCCGCCGTTGCAAAGGAGCGTCTCAGGCTGGAAGACGAACAGCGCGAGGCGCGGATCGCGGCGGAGACACGAGCCAAGAACAAAGCGCATCGGCTCAAGATCGACAACGAGGTATTGGGCGCAATTGTTGCGCTCGACATTCCAATGGACCGCGCTCAAGACTTGCTCATCGCCATCGCAAAGGGCGCTGTGCCGCACGTAACCGTTTCGTACTAAGGAGCGACAATGCAGATTCTGCGATTCGCGCAGCACGGAACAGACGGCAACGTGTCGGATGACTTCTTTCAGGCGCACCTGGGCCGCGCCACGGCTTCCGGCGCCTCAGCTATTCTCGATTTCACGCAGAAAGGCGTGGAAGGCTCCAAGCACAAACTCTACCGGCTGGAGAAGGTAGCAGAGATCCTGAGTATCATAGCGGTACAGGATCACTTCGTTTCCGCGCCGATGAAGGCTGGAACATTATCCGAACCAGCGGCCCGCACCGCCTACGAACTCGAAGAGGGCGTCCTGGTCGAGGAAGTGGGTATGGTGGTAGGCGACAATGAACGCTGCGGATGGTCGCCGGACGGGCTGGTAAACGATGCGGCTGGCAATCTGGTAGGCGCCATCGAGTCGAAGTGCCCGCGCACAACCACGCACCTGCAAACCCTCGACGCCGGCCAGATTCCAGAGGGCAACATGCCGCAACTGCTCTTCGCGTTCATGTGCTGCCCGCCGCTGCAATGGATCGACTTCATTTCGCGCGATGGAGGCATGAGCAACGATCCTGCGATGTTCGGCGCAATTCTTCCCAGGCGCTTCGTACAGTTCACCATCCGCCTGTACCGCGCGGAGTGCGAGGCGCAGATTGCCAAGATGCGCGAGGCGACAGACAAGTTCCTCGCCGACGTAGACGCGACCATCGAGCGCCTGAAACAGCGAGCGCCGGAGGTTGCCGAGCCTGAGCGCGTTGCGGAGGACTTCGGCGACCTTGGGCTGACAGATGCGGACCTTGATTGCTTGATTTAAGAAAGGGAACCATGCAGGCAGCGCAGAAGTTTGAAAAGTTTACTGGGGTCATCGAAAATGCTATCCCGCACAAGGATATTTGCTGGGTGCGCACAGACGCGGGCGATGTGTTGTTTTGCCATAAAAACTACACACGTGCGCGGGAGTTGCCAGAGATCGGCGCGCGGGTCACTGGCCGCATTGGGCGCGTGGAGAATGAGGACAAGCAGGCGAGAGCTTTCAACGTGGAGGTGTGCAATGGCTGAGCATCCGATTTTGTTCAATGGCGAGATGGTTCGCGCGATCCTCGACGGGCGCAAGACGATGACGCGGCGGGTGGTAAAGAATCAACCCCCATCATTCTGCCCCTACTTGACAAGGTGTGGCGGGGATTTCCGATGGGGATGGTCTGATGGGTCCACCGTTTACTTTGCATGGCATCCACGCGGCAACGGGGCTGATATGGACTCAATGTGGATGACCCCTCCGCACGGCATCCCCGGCGACCGGCTGTGGGTACGGGAGGCGTGGCGTGCATCGTGGGCTCACGATAACCTCCCTCCGCGCGAGATACCAATTGGCGATGCAATTGAATATCTAGCGGATGATTCAATTTCGCATCTAACAGGTAGAAAACGCCATTCTATGTTCATGCCGCGCTGGGCCAGCCGCATCACGCTGGAGATCACCGACGTGCGCGTGCAGCAATTGCAGGAGATCAGCAACAATGACGCCTGTGCAGAAGGTATTGATGCTTGCCCGCATAGAGGGGCAAGTTGCGGTTTCTTTGAGACTGGTTTTGATCAATGTTTCGGATGTGCTTTCCGTATGCTTTGGAACCAGGTCAATGGACCACGCGGGTATGGATGGGATTTAAACCCTTGGGTGTGGGCAGTGAGCTTTAAGGTAGTGCGCGCATGAGCGAAAACAGGGATCTAACGCGGCCATTGATTGACGCGCTCAACAAGACTGGCGGATTGGCGATGCGGATGAACTCCGGCAAGGTGCGTGTGAAGGGTGGATTCATGCAGCTTCACGAAAAGGGAACGGCGGATATTCTGTTCTTTCCGCGGCCCCGGTGGACACTAGATTTTGCGATTGAGCGGTGCCCCGTCTGGATTGAGACCAAAAGCGGCCACAGCAACAAAGAGCAGATCGAGAATCAAGCCGCATTCCGCGAGAAAGTGGAGGCACTTGGGCATCGGTACATCCGCGCAACCACGATTGATGAGGGATTGGCGGCATTACAATGACGCGCTTCGTCGCGGTCTGGAGTCTCAAGCGCGGAATCGTTGACCCACCGGAGCCGTTGGACGCCGCAGGGCAGCGCGAGGCTAACCTGGAAGCTGAGAGCTACACCGTAGCGCCTTACCAATCTGTGCGGTACCTGCGCATGACCGCAGAGCAGGCGTGGATCGAGAGTCTGAGCGCATAATCAAACCCGCGCAATTGCGCACAACCGAAAGGATGGAAAATATGCCAGAGATTACCGAAGCGCGTCTCAAGGAATTAATTGAGGCTGAAGAAAAATTGAGCGCTCTCGAAAATATGGGAGTAGACAATTGGGAAGGCTATTCAGATGCGATGAGTGAACTAAGGGAATACCGCGCATCGAAGAAAGAGGGCGAAAAGTGAATAAACCCGAACTTGACGCAGAGACAATCGAGGCCGCCGCAGCGCGAGTTGCAGCGATGAACCTGAGCGTAGACAACCGCTCATCGGACGCGGCTCTGTAATCGACGCAATTCAAATACCTAAGCTCCCAAAAGAGCAGAAGTAGGCCAACGATGAATCAGGCAATGCTTAGATTTGGATTAGATTGGTCGGGGTCGCGGTCGGGGTCGCGGTCGTGGTCGCGGTCGTGGTCGCGGTCGTGGTAGGGGTCGTAGAAAGGGAATCATGCCAGAAACAGACAGCGCAAAGCAGATCGGCATAGCCCTGGAAGTCCTTGTATTTTGGATTGCGGCGTCGCTCGCTTTACTCGCCATCTTGGCACTCTAACCCGCCAGTAGAAAGGTTACCAAAATGAAAATCGATGAATTGACTATCGGCGAAGCACGGCAATTGGCCTCAATGTTTAACGCACCATCCGTACCGCAGATCACAGACGTTGTTGGACCATGGGAGATCGGAAAGAACTACCTAATCCGCACTGTAACCATGATCGATACCGGAAAGCTTGTAGCGGTTGGACCTACCGAATTGGTACTTGAATCGGCGGCATGGGTCGCGGATACAGGTCGCTTCTATGGCGCTTTGCAGTCCTGCACATTCAACGAGGTAGAGCCATTCCCCGAAGGAAAACTGATCATCGGACGCGGCTCTGTAATCGACGCAATTCAAATACCTAAGCTCCCAAAAGAGCAGAAGTAGGCCAACGATGAATCAGGCAATGCTTAGATTTGGATTATATTGGTCGGGGTCTGGGTCGCGGTCGCGGTCGGGGTCGGGG